CCTTCAAGTGGGCAACTACTTATAAATAATACCTCAAATGCTGATATGCTTCTCTCTACAAATAATACAGAACGTCTTAGAATAAAAAATGGGGGGAATGTTCTTGTAGGAACTACTGACCAAAGTCCTGCCGAAGGAACTGTCACTGGTGTTAGGCTTGGTAGTAATGGTGGTTGTCAAATTAGTGCTGATGGGCAACAAGCTGTTCAATTTAATAGAACTACAGATAATGGTGCAATTTTATCTTTTCGCAAAGATGGAACTGTTGTAGGTCATATATCAAGTATTGGTGGCGAAAGGATTTCAATACATTCAGGCACAGTAGGTCTTGAGTTTAATCCAAGTAATCAAATTAATCCTTCAAATGGCTCAGGTGCTGTTGATAACACATTAGACCTTGGAGCATCTGGTGCAAGATTTGATGATGTTTTTGCAACCAATGGCTCAATCCAAACATCAGATAAAAACGAAAAACAAGATATTGAAGAATTGAATGATGCAGAAAAAAAAGTTGCTGTAGCTGTTAAAAGTTTAATGAGAAAATATAGATGGAAGTCAGCAGTTACAAAAAAAGGTGATAAGGCAAGAACTCACTTTGGTATTATAGCACAAGACTTACAAGATGCTTTTACAGCAGAGGGTTTAGATGCAAGTAAGTATGCAATGTTCTGTTCTGATACTTGGTGGGAAAAAGAAGAAAAGTATACAGATGATGATGGTAAAGAACAAACAAGAATTATGGATTATGAAAAAGAAGAAGATGCACCAAAAGATGCAACTAAAATAACTAGACTAGGTATAAGGTACAGTGAATTACTAGCCTTTATTATATCGGCTATATAGGAGTTAAAAATGAGTACATTAACAGTAGGAACTATTTCAGAAAAAGTTACAGATGCAGGGGTAGCAGTTGATGGTGTAACTCTTAAAGATGGTGGTGCAACATTTACAAGTGCTGTAGGTGTAACTGGTAACACTACAATTACAAGTGGCAATTTAGTTATTGGAACATCTGGAAATGGTATTGATTTTAGTGCTAATTCAAATCAAAGTGGAATGACTTCTGAAATTTTAAATTCTTATGAAGAAGGCACTTGGACTATGACAGACCAATCAGGAGCAGGTTTATCACTAACTGTGTTCGTTTCTTCATATACAAAAATTGGTAACCAAGTTTTCTTTGAGTTTGGTATGATTTTTCCAACAACAAGTAACACAAATGCTGTGTCATTATCACTTCCTTTTACTGCAAAAGCAACTTCTGACAATACTGGTGGTGGAGGTATTACAGTAAATAGTTCTGGAAGAACTGACACATTAGTAGTTATTAGAAATACTGCAACTATGAGTCTTCAAAGTGTTTCTAATGTAAGTGCTACAAATGCTAATTATTCAAGCAAACAACTTAGGGTAGCTGGACAATATACAGTATAAATAAAAAGAGGAAATAAAAAATGGCATTAACAGAAGAAACAAAAATAGACAAATATGAAATTGTTGGTGATTTCAAAATAGTTCAAGTAAGAACTGCCACAATTATTAAAAAAGATGGTACAGAAATAAGTCGTAGTTTTCATAGACATACAGTTGCACCAAATGCAGACATAAGTCGTGAAAGTACAGAAATACAAGAAATATGTAAAACAGTTCATACAGATAAAATTAAAAAAGACTATGCTTCATATTTAAAAAGTTTAGAGAACTAAATGTCTAAACCTTCTATTCAAAGCATAAATTTAAAATTAGAAAAACACATAGCTGTAAGTGATGAAAGATTTATTGAATTGTTAAGTAGGGTTAAACGATTAGAGCATATAATGATTGGCACATCTGGAACAGCAATAGTAATGCTAATAGGTTTATTAGTGAGGTAAATTTGGTAGTTGCAGAAATTCTTACTGGTATTGCTCTAGTTCAAAAATCAGTAGAGTTTATAAAGAGCAACATAGGCACAGTAAATGACATAAAAGACATAGCCAAGCAGATTGATGGGTTCTTCCTGGGTGAAGAACAAATGAATAAAAAGCAAGGCAAGGGCATGGGTATTGCTCAACAATTTGGAATAGAATCTAGTGCATCAGATTTTATTGATCGCAAATTATTAGAAGAAAAAAGATACGAATTAAAACAAATTATTAATCTGCGCTTTGGACCAACTGCTTGGGATCAGATTCTTGCTGAAAGAGCAGAAAGAATTAATCAAGCAAAGGAAGCTCAAAAACAAGCAAAATTACATAAAAAAAAACAACAAGAGGAAATATGGGAAGCTCTTAAATGGGTAACAATTATTTTGTTTGGGGTGGGTGTAACCATTCTTCTTATAGTATTAGGTGTAAAAGCATTTGCTCAAGAATTAGTTTATGAATACAAACCAAAAGATTATTCAAGACAACAAAAAGAATGGAGAAATCCAGACTTAAAAAAATACACAACTTGTAGATTGAAGAAAAGAATAACATCAAAATATACAAATAAAAAAGCTTGTATTTATGAGGGTGGTAATAAAACTTTTACAATGATGATTGAAACTTGGTGTCCTAGAAAATACCGTTGTGTTTATGACCCAAATGGAAGCGAACCAGACATTGACAAGGTTATGGATAGTTTAAGGAGTATAAAAGATTGATAACTGCATTTATGTTATATTGTGCTATGCAACCAACAAAAATGAATATTGCACAAATTTATTTTAAATCAGTCAATGATTGTACTTATTATGCAGAAAAATTAAGTGGACAAGAGTTTATGTCTGTAGATGGAAACCAAACTTATGAATGTGTATGTAAATTAGTTCCAAGTGTTAACCCAGACAAAGTAAAGGTTTATTGATGGAAAAAAAATTAGATGTTGATAAAATGTATAAAAAACCAGTTTCTTTGAAAGTTGACGAAAATAGTTTTGAATTAAGTTTACGAATCCTGGGGAATGAATTTATTGCAATAAAGATTGGCTCAACAAATTTTTCTGGTAAACTAATTGCAGGTGGAATTTTGTTATTATTTTTTACATTTATGATATTAGAAGTTTTTGGATTAAATGAGGTGATGCAGTGAATGTAGAAACATTTTTAAAATGGAAAATATTACCAAGATTAATGATGCTTGTAAGCACGATTATGTCCTGGAGGTGTGCTGAATGGTTTATGGCACTAGAAGACCCAACAGCATCACAATCTGCATTTGTATCGGTTGTAATGGGAGTTATGACTGGTATATTTGGAATATGGATAGGTCAAGAACATAAGGTGGAAAAATGAATATAGAAGAATTAAAAGAACATATTGCTCAAGAAGAAGGTTTGAAATATGAAATTTACCGATGCAGTGAAGGTTACCCCACGGCAGGAATCGGACATTTAATAACTGAATGGGACGAAGATTATTATGGAAAACCAATAGGGACAGAAGTTTCAAAAGAACAAGTTGATTCCTGGTTTGATAAAGATTTAAATGTGGCAATTAGTGATATGGAGCAATTTACAGAAGGCATGGATATAGATGAAAATGTTAAAGAATGTGTTACTCACATGGTTTTTCAATTAGGTCTACCAAGATTAAATAAATTTAAAAAATTTAAACAAGCTTTATTAGATAATGACATTCAAACTGCACAAGCTGAAATGAAAGATTCACGTTGGTATAGACAAACAACTAATAGGGCAGAAAGATTAATTGAAAAATTAGGAAAAAGTGCATGATTGCTAGTTTATTACCAGTTGCTTCAAAGTTATTAGGCAAATTTATTGAGGATAAGGACACTAAAAATAAACTCGCTCATGATATAGCGACCATGGCAGAAAAACATGCCCAGGCATTGGCTATGGAGCAAATAAAGGTAAATCAAGAAGAAGCAAAGGGCAACTGGTTTCAAAGTTCCTGGCGACCTCTTATTGGTTGGATTTGTGGTTTATCTCTTGCAATTAATTATATGGTATCGCCTATTTTAGCAGGGTTTGGAATTATCATACCACAAGCTGATATGTCGGTAATGATGCCCCTTTTATTTGGAATGCTTGGCATATCTGGATTAAGAAGTTTTGACAAGTATAAAAAAACGGACACAAAAAAATGAGCAAATTTTATATGAAGTTATACGATTTTTTTACAAGCATAGCGAATTATTTTTGGAAAAAAGCATTGCAACCAAGAAAAGAAAGGAGCTATCATGGCACTAACACCGAAACAAAAAAAGTTACCAAAAGGACTACAAGAAGCAATTCTAAAAAGTCAAAAAAAAGGTAAAAAGAAAAAGAAGGGAAAAAAATAATGCCTTATCATTATGGGAGCAGAATGACTTCAAAACCTATGAAGAAAAAGAAAAAGAAAAAAAATAAAATGAGAAAGAAAAAATAAATGGTTTTAGTTAAATCTATTAAAAAATTTACAGCTAATCTAAACAAAACTCAAAAGAAAGCTATGAATAAACATGCTAAACATCATTCAATGAAACACATGAAACAAATGTCAAAAGATTTAGAAGATGGCAAAACATTTGCTCAAGCACATACAAGAGCAATGAGAAAAGTTGGTAAATGAACGGATTTACTACAACAGCAACTTTAGCTGAATTAATAGACAAAAGACCTATGCGAAAGAGAAAAGGTAGGACAAGAAAGAATAGAATGCCCTTTAAGGGCAGTTTAAGGGCGGTACAGAAGCTTTTAAAGATAAAAAGGGTTTAGCACTAGGGATTTCCTCCTAACACCTCGCTGGAATGTTTTTTTCAACTATTTGTTTTATTTGATCTAAACATTCTGTTAAACACCCCTTAACCACAAAGTGGGGTGTATCTAGTGCTTTTGATTGTACCGCCCACAATTTTTGATTTGGAGTCAATCTGCCTTTCTCGTTTTTAAGTTCTATATACAATAACCTCCCTGGGAAATATTCAATTATAATATCTGGACAACCAGATTTAAGACCCATTTTTTTCATTTTAGCATGAAGATAAATTGACCTTTTGCCTTCATTTGGCACATGAAAATGTCTAAAAAAATAAAATTTAGATAAATAGTTTAAATAATCATTACAAGCTATTTGAATATCTGATTCTCTTGTCATAGGGGGCATAGCTTTTCCTAAGATAAATTATTACCCCCCATGTTAAGAAGCACACGATTTTGGAGATCAAGTGCAAAAAGAAGATAACAAAAAAATCTTTATTTATCAATACTATAAAAAAAAATAAAAAAAATTTACAAAAATGCTTTACCTATTAAAACCTAGCCTTTATGCTAGGTTTATGAAAACAAAGAAATGGAGATCAAAATGCAATTCAATATCAACGGTGTTATCAAATTTCAAAATGAAAAAGATTTTACAACCTATTGTGAAAGTAAGGGTTATGAATATCTTGGAAAAGAAATGAGATCACACATTAAAGAACAACTTTTTCTAAAACCTAAATTCAAACAATTATGTGGACCTTGTTATGATGGCGAAAATTCAGTTCGCTATGAAACTTGGGACGTTTACGAAATGTTATCAAGATAATTAAAATGGAGATCAAGATGTTTTACAATGAATATACGAAGAAACCTTATACTGGAAAGAATGTTGAGATATTAGCATCAACTGGTTTAAAAGGTGGTTTTATGACATTCAATCAAGCATTATCGCTTGGATATTCTATACCAAAGGGTACTAAGACAGTTGCTAAATTAATACGACCAATGATGGAAACTGTTGAAGACAAAAGCGGTAAAGAAGAAGTTATGAGGTCTGGAAGAACTTTCCATGTATTTCATACTTCACAACTAGAGCAGAGTGCTTAGTTAAAGAAAATCAGTAAAAATAACTTTACCTTTATAAACCCAGCATTTAAGCTGGGTTTATAGAGTAAATAATAATAATAATAATACGGAGATCAAAATGCAAAATTTACTAAGTTCACAAGATTACGACAATTACCTCAAAAATTATATTCACAGATATATTGTTACTTCCTTCAAAGGCAGAGGAAGATATGAAAAAGAATATTTTAATAATATGTCATCTGCTAAAAAATATAAAGATCACTTAATCAGAATGGGCGAAAGAGCAGTTGTCTATGGTATTTCAAAGCCCCCTCATACTATCCTGGAAGTAAATGTTTTAATGGAGAATCTATAATGACTAATATTAAAAAAAGCATAGATATGCATTATAAGATAGATCAAATAGAAAAAACAATTATTGATTTAGATTATCCATTAAATAAAAATTTAGATTTGGATAGTGAATTAAAAAATATTTTTAGATCATGTACTAGAATCAAAAAATTAATTGAAACAAATAAAATAGTTTTTAGAGGTGCAAAGTAATGATTGATGAACCTACAAAAATTGGAAATACAGAACTCTATACAGTTAGGGTTCTGAATATTTCAGTAGCACAATATTATGGAGTTTTAAAAGAATATACTGAAATCCTGGTGAAAGCTAGGGAAGTTCAAAAAGAACAGTTAGCAAAAGAAGGATACCAAGCAGAATTAAAACTCTATTATGGAATAAGAAAAAATTTAAATGATTTAGTTAGAGAAAAATTAAAGGTGAAAAAATGATAAAGTTTTTAAAAAATTATGGTGTTTATCTTTTAGAGTTTATGGTTTTTGGAACAATTGGTTTTTGTTTATTTATGTTCTTTTTTTAGACAAACAAATAATAATAATATAAATTAAAGAAGATTTGGAGATCAAGATGAAACAATCAATTAAAAAAAGTTTCTTTATGTTATCAATCATGGGTGCATTGAGTTCATGCTCAAGTATGCCAATAGTTGATAGCAGAGGAAAATCATCGGCAAATATTAAAGGTGATATGAACCGATTCCATGATGATTATTATACTTGCAAAAGTCTTGTTGAAGATCAGACAAATACTGGTGTTGATATAGGAAAAACCATTTATAATAATCTAAGATGGAAAGTGTTGTGGCTAAGTCCAAAAATGAATACCAGGAAAGACTTTATAAATAGGTGTTTAGAAGGTCGTGGCTATAATGTAATCAATAAATAATAATAAGGATAAAATAATGAATATAATAGATAAAATTTACGATAATTCAAAAGATGGAGTGCCTAATTATTCTTTTGATTTAATAGATGGCACAAGATTGTATTATAGAGGTGTGCAGATGAACCCAATGCCAGTTTCTGGTGATGCACTGAATTATACAATTATCAACACTAAGACATCAGCAAATGGCAATCAATACACAAATATAAAAGATGTTGAGGTTGTAAAAAATCCAGGTGAGCAAAATAATGATGCACCACAACAACTTGGCAATGTTGTCAATAATGTTGCACCACAACAATCAAATAATTTTGTTAGTAATGGAATGAGTAAAAGCGATACTCAAAGGCTAGATATATTTGTTACTGGCGTTGTTGGTCGTTCAATGGGTTCTGGACATTTTTCAGTGAATGACATTGAAGCACTTACAAAAAATGCAGTAAAGGCTTTTAATGAAAACCTTAAAAAATTATAAAAAGCTTTTTGCCGACTTTTGGGGATACCATGAAAATGATATTCCCAATTGTTGGAATTGTAATAAGGCTCAAGCAGTTGATATACACCATATAATACCGAAAGGCATGGGTGGAGTGAAAAACAATAGACTTAATAGGATTGATAATTTATTTCCACTTTGCAGATTATGCCATAACAAAGCTCATTCAGATAAATCATTAAATGAAGATTTTAAAAAAATACTCATGGCAAAATTTAAGAATGATAGACAAGAAAAAATTGATTTTTGGATTAATTCTAAAATTGGTGTGAATCAAGTAAAAAAGCTTATTGGAAGATTAGATGAAAAATATAAGGAGCATGGCATAGATGTCTGATATTTACACAATAGAATTTGACCCAAGCAAATTATCTTATCAACAAGAATCCCTGGGATTAAAATTTGCAGATTATGATACTGCAGTTGAATTAATGAAAAAAGAAGAAAAGATGATAATTGCTGAATTGACGATTTACTTTAGTAAAGATGGCAAATATAAAAACATGACAGAGTTAAATGGATTAATTTACTCTGACAATAGATTTAAGGAGTTTTTTGATAGATACCAAAAGACCCTTAAAGAAAGGAATCAAGCCAAGATTAGGTTTGAAACCTTTAAGGCTTTCAGAGATGACCTAAGAACAAAGGTGGTCAATGAAAGAGAACTGGCTAAAAATTTATAGAAAGGATTTAAAAATGTCAGAATCACAAGAAAGTATAATATTAAATCATCTTAAAAAACATAAGCATATTACTACCTGGGAAGCTATTACAAAATATAGGATTACTAGGCTAAGTGCTAGAATTTTTGAATTAAGAGAAAATGGACATCAAATAATCTCAAAAAATATTTCTGAAAATGGAAAAAGATGGGCTGAATATTCTTTAATTAAATTGAAGGAGCAAAGCTAATGTCAGATAGATTAATTGATGAAAATGATGTTTCAGTTGATGAAGTAAAAGAACAAGCCATAGCAAAACATATGAGTGATATTAAAGTTATGAATAATCTTATTATGGCTATCAATGAAAACATAATTAGGTTTGGCAGAACAAGTAATGTTCACGATCAATTATTGGATTTAAAAAATCAAGTGCAAAACAATAAAGATCATTTGCAAGATTGGATAAATAAAATATGATTGAGCATTTCAAAAAGTTTGATGGTGAGGGCAAGAGTTTACTGCCCTTATCATTTAGTCATTTAAATGAATTTGCTTTTTACAGAGAAAGATGGGCTTTAAGAAGAATATTTGGGTATGAGTTTCCAACAAGTGCATCAGCAGTAAGAGGTCAAGCAGTTGAATCTGGTTTGAATATGTTTCTTAATGGAATGTCAGTTGAAGATGCTTCTGAAAAAATGATTGAGGAATATAATGAAAATTGTTCCAGGATTACAGACCCAAAAGTAGATGATGAAAGAGAAAATTTAGTACCTTTGTTAGAGATAGGTGCTAAGACTTTTCAACATTATGCTTTTAGGTGGGATTTGCTAAATTATCAAAAAAAGATAGATTTAGAAATTGAAGGTATTCCATTAATAGGATTTACAGATTTTCATTTTGAAGATAAGAATACAAAAGAGGATTTTTATATAGATTTGAAAACTTCTAAAATTATGCCTTCTTCAATAAGTATATCACACCAGATGCAACAAGCTATTTATCAAAAGGCTACAAATTGCAGGCAAATATTATGGTATTTAAAAACTCCTACAAAGACAAAGAATGCTGAATATTGTGCTTTAGAAGTTGAAGATTACCAGAAGCCTTTAAAAATATGCGAACATATTATTAAGGTAATGGCTAATTATTTAAAAACTGTTGATAATCCTGGAGATGTAAAAGACTCACTTATTCCAAACCCAGACAATTGGATTTGGAAAGAAGAAACAGTGCTCCAAGCTAGAAAAGAAGTTTGGGGATATTAAACCAAAAAACTCCTTTAGGTTTTTGCCTAAAGGGGTTATACATAGATTATGGAGATCAAAATGAACATTGAAGAAACAGAAATAATTGATGAAAATTCGAAGCCTAAGGACAAATTAAAAGCCTGGTATCTTTTTACGGAAGATTTTGTTGCAGGCACTCAGCACCTCACAAATGAGCAACTAGGGATATATATTAGATTACTTTGTTATAATTGGAATAAGAGATGCAGTGGCATACCATGCGATAGTATGACATACTATAGGATAGGTAGTTGTTTAACAGAAAGTGAAAAAAATAGTTGTGATTTAATAATTGAAGAATTTTTTATCCAGGTAGGCGAACATTTTCAAAATGAAAGACAACTCCAGGAATATTTATTTATTACAAAAAGAATCGATGCTTCAAAGAAAAATGGCAAGTTAGGTGGCAGACCAAAAAAACCTAGCATAGAACCTAGACCTAAACCTAGACTAGAACCTAGACAAAACCCCCCTACCACTACCCCTACCACTACCTATACCATTACTAAAAATAAGATTACTTATACTCCTCAATTTTTAAAGTTTTGGGATTTAGTAGTAAATAAAGTAAGCAAGGGAACAGCAGAAAAGAATTATATTAGATTAGAAAAAGAATGGTTAGAAAAACCAGAACAATTGGCTGATATGTATAATAAATATTATAATAATGTTGAGGATAAACAATTTGCTAAACAACCTGCTTTTTGGTTGTCTGCAAAAAAGTATTTAGATGAAAAACCAAAAAAAGAAAATAATGAAAAAATAGATCAATTAGCAATGAGAACAAAGGTTTTTAAAGATGCTATTGAAAAGAAGGAAGCTAGTTCCTGGGTTAAAAAATATGCAAAGCAAAATTCTTATGATGTTAAAAAAGCAATAGAAGAAAAACATTTTACAAAAGAAGATGCGATAAAATATTTAGACATGGATAATTGGGTTTGATGTTTTTAGATAATGGATTAACACCAGAAGAACAAGAAAAAATGGACGATATTTACGAATCTATTTTATTTGAAGTAAAAAATATAAATCCGAAGTTATATAGTGAAATAAGAAAAAGTGAATTAAGTGAAAAAGATGTTTTAAAGTTAATCCATAGTAAAAATAAAAATATTGTTGAAAATGAAGAAGGGCAGTTTGATTTATTTGGAGAATAAAATGAAAAGAAAAAATATTAAAAATAGTTATTATGAATTGAAAAAATTATTTAGAGAAAACAAAGAGAAAGCAAAAAAACTTAAGGTAAAATGCAAAGAAAGATTTGAAGACGTACCAGTTGAATTATCTGATAAAGACAAAGAGGGAAAGATAGAAAAAAAGGGTTATATGGATTTTTATTTAAGTATGAGAGAAAACATAAATATCAAAGATTTACTTGTTCCAAGTGGTTTGAGATCAAGCGATAAAAATTATGCAAATATTAAATTTGTAAAGGATTTAGATTAATGAAAGTAAAGCAAATAAATATTGATAAAATAATACCATATCATAATAACCCAAGAAAAAACCAAGCAATAGATAAGGTTGCAAGTTCTATAAATGAATACGGATTTCAACAACCAATAGTAGTTGATTCAAATATGGTTGTTATTGTGGGGCATACTAGATTATTGGCATCAAAAAAACTTGGTTTGAAAAAAGTTCCAATTGCTATTGCTGATTTATCTAAAAGTCAAGCAAAGGCTTATAGGTTGGCTGATAATAGAACAAATGAAGATAGTTCCTGGGACGAAGAATTATTAAAAGGAGAATTGTTAGATTTAGAAGGGTTGTTAAGTTCAACTGGTTTTGAAGATAAGGAATTAGCAAAGTTATTAGAAGAACCAGAACCAGAAGATGATGCAGATATTATTTTTTCAGAAGAAATAGGTGAAACAAATAATTATGTAGTTTTAGTTTTCAAAAATGATATTGATTGGCTTTCTGCACAAACTCATTTTAATTTACAGACAGTAACAAGCAAAAGGCAAAATGGGAAAGCCTGGAGCAAAGGTATTGGAAGGGTTTTAGATGGTGCAAAATATTTAACAGAGTTGAATAAATGAGGATAATTTCACCAAGTTATAAAAGGGCAAAAAGTGTAAAAACTCATAAATTAATTGAATCTGTAACTTATGCAGTGCATGAGTTTGAAGCAGAAGAATATAGAAAAGAAGGGTTTAAAGTAATTGTTTTACCAGATTCAACAAGGGGAAATATTCCAAATGTTAGAAATTGGTTACTAGATCAAAATATAAGAAATGAAATATTATTTATAGATGATGATATTGAAAGTTTTAATTATTGGGAAAATTGTAAACAAATAAAATTAAATGGTGAAAGATTACTAGAACATATTGAAATAATGTTAGAATTAGCAAAAAGTTGGGGAGTTTCATTATTTGGAGTAAATCCTGCAAGTGATAAGGGAAGCTATAGAGAATATACACCATTTAGCACAACAAGTTATATATCGTGTTCTTTTCATGGGTTGATAAATTGCAAACATAGGTATGACCCAAACCTACCTTTGAAAGAGGACTACGATTTCTGCATACAAATATGTAATGATGAAAGACAAATATTAAGATTTAATCAATATTCATTAACAAAGAAAGATCATGGCAATATTGGTGGTTGTGCTGATTATAGAACATTGGAAAGAGAAAAAGAACAGATAAAAGCATTTCAAAAAAAATGGGGAAAAGAAATAGTACAAGAAGATAAATCAAGTAAGGGGTTTGATATTAACCCAATAGTAAAAATACCAATTAGAGGGGTATAATGGCAAGACCTAAAAAGTATAATATTGACCCAAAGCAAGTTCAAAAGCTATCTGCATTAGGTTGTACAAATAAAGAAATATCTGAATTTTTTGGTTGTTCGGCAGACCTCCTGGAAAAGAGTTATTCGGAATTTTTGACAAAAGGAAGGGCAGAACAGCGAATAAGGCTAAGACAGTTGCAATGGAAGTCAGCAGAAAAAGGCAATGTTACAATGCAAATATTCCTGGGAAAGAATATGCTAGGGCAACAAGATAAGATAGAGCAAACAGAATTAGATGAACCTTTAGTATGGTCTGCTGATTGATGATACCTTTTCCAAATAAAAAATATAATATTATTTATGCTGACCCCGCATGGTCATTTGATTGTTGGAATTTAAAGAATACAAGAAACGTAGATACACATTATAAAACTATGAAAATGAATGACATATATAAAATGCCTATTTCAAAAATATGTAGTGATGATTGTTTTTTATTTATATGGGTAACATATCCAAGATTAATTGAGGGAATTAAAACAATTGAAAAATGGGGGTTTGAATATAAAACTTGTGCTTTTAGTTGGGTAAAAACAAATAAACATTTTCCTACAAATCAAATATCTTTTTTGCCACAGGATAGCTTTCCAAGTTTTATTGGCATGGGATATTGGACAAGGGCAAATAATGAAATTTGTTTACTTGGCACTAAAGGCAAACCAAAAAGACGTTCCAAATCAGTTAGGCAAATAGTTTTTGACAACATAAGAGAACATTCAAAAAAGCCAGATTGTGTAAGAAATAGAATAGTTGAACTTTGTGGTGATGTTCCAAGAATAGAGTTATTTGCTAGACAAAAAACAGAAGGTTGGGATAGTTGGGGTAATGAAATATAATGCCTTTAACAAACCCACAAAAGAATGTAATTAAAGATGATTCAAGATTTAGAGTTTTAATTACTGGAAGGAGATTTGGAAAAACATTCCTGGCAATAAATGAATTAGCAAAGTTCGCAAGTCAACCTAATAAAAAAGTTTGGTATGTTGCACCAAGTTATAGACAAGCAAAAGCTATTTGTTGGAGTGTGTTAAAAGAAAAGATGATTTATCACAAATGGGTTAAAAGCATTAATCATAGTGATCTAACACTTACTTTAAAAAATAACTCACAAATATCTTTAAGAGGTTCAGACAATGAAAATTCATTAAGGGGTGTTGGTTTACACTTCCTGGTAATGGACGAGTTTGCAGACATCGACAAACAAGCATGGTACGAGGTATTAAGACCAACTTTATCTGATACAAGAGGACATGCTTTATTTTGTGGAAGTCCAAGAGGATTTGGCAATTGGAGTTATGAATTATTTAAACAAGGTGAAACAAACAATGATTGGCAATCTTTCAAATATACAACACTGGAAGGTGGGCAAGTTTCTGATGATGAAATAGAACAGGCTAAACAGGATTTGGATTTAAGAACATTTCAACAAGAATACGAAGCGACATTTGTTAATTATTCTGGTATGATATATTACAATTTTAGCAGAGATAAAAATATTATAGAAAAATATAATAAAAATTTTCAGTTTTTGCATATTGGATTAGATTTCAATGTAGACCCAATGACAGCAGTAGTTTGCAATATTGAAGGTGAGAAAGTCCTGGTTATTGATGAAATACAAATATATTCTTCAAATACAAATGAAATGTGTGAAGAAATAAAAAACAGATATAAAAATAAAAATATTATTGTTTATCCAGACCCAAGTGCAAGACAAAGGAAAACTTCTGCTGGTGGCACAACAGATTTAGCTATTTTAAAAAATGCAGGATTTGATGTAAGATGTAAAAATACAGCACCATTAGTTAGAGATAGAATAAATGCAGTAAATTCAAAACTTAAAAATGTTAATGGCAAAAATAATTTATTTATTGTATCATCTTGCAAGAATGTGATTAAAAGTTTAGAAAGACAGATATATAAAGAGGGCACACATATTCCAGATAAAGAAAGTGGCTATGATCACATGAATGATGCACTAGGTTATTTGATTGAATATAATTTTCCATTAAGAAGGAATTTTGTGTCTAGCCCACAGAAAAGGTGGAGTTAATGGATAGAGAATTTCTAACAAGCAAACATAATTTATGGAACGCAAATATAGCAAACTGGGAGTTCTATATAAGAAGTTACCTTGGAGGGAATGATTACAAAAATGGATATTACCTTCACAGATATATTTTAGAATCACCAGAGGAATATGATGCAAGAGTTATGCACACTCCCCTGGATAATCACTGCAAAAATGTTGTTCAAATATATACAAGTTTTTTATGGAGAGTACCACCCACCAGAGATTATGGGAGTTTAGATGGTGATGAACAACTAGCATCATTCCTTGCTGATGCTGATTTAGATGGTCGCTCATTTAATACAGTTATGCGAGAAGTGCAAATGAATGCAAGTATTTATGGTAATTGTTGGGTTATCGTAGACAAACCGCAATCAAATGCAAATACTAGAGCAGAAGAATTACAACAAGACATAAGACCTTATATTTCAATATTAACACCAGAAAATGTTGTAAATTGGAATTATAGTAGGTCAACAAGTGGCAGATTTTATTTAGATATGTTGATGGTTGTTGAGGATATAAATGAAGAAAGAGCAATCATAAAAGTATTCACAGAGGAAACAATAAGCACTTTTGAGGTAGAAGAGTATACAAAAGAATATGCAGAGGGTGATGCTAATTTAATAGAAGAAATACCTAACCCCCTGGGTAAAATACCAGCAGTAAATGTTTATAATTTAAGAGGTGCTAAAAGACCTATTGGCATATCTGATTTAGCTGATGTAGCTTATTTACAGCAATCAATATATAATGATTATTCAGAAAAAGAGCAGTTAATAAGATTGGCAAACCACCCAAGTTTAGTAAAAACTCCTAATGTTGAAGCAAGTGCAGGAGCAGGGGCGATTATTGAAGTTCCAGAAGATTTAGATGCAAGTTTAAAACCTTATATTATCCAACCAAGTGGACAAAACCTAGATGGAATAATGAAGTGTATTCAAAATAAAGTTGATGCTATTGATAGAATTACCCACATGGGAAGTGTAAGGGCAACTGGTTCACAAATAGCTAGTGGAATTGCATTACAGACAGAGTTTCAATTATTAAATGCTAGGTTATCAGAAAAGGCAGATTATCTTGAAAATGCAGAAGAGCAAATATGGAGTTTATTTGCAATGTGGCAAGATAAAGAATTTGATGGAAAGGTAAATTATCCAGATACATTTGACATAAGAGATTGGGCGAATGATTTGCAATATTTACAGATAGCAAAAGCAAGTGGTATCAAATCAGAAACATTTAATAAAGAATTAGATAAACAAATTGCTCAAGCAGTAATAGACGATAATGAGATGATAAAAACTATAAATGAGGAAATAGATAATACAAGAGCAGTAAGGGGTCAATTTCAAACAACCGAAATAGAAGGACAAACAGTTGGCGAGGAAGAAACGTAAAGTTAGAAAAGTACCCAGAGATAAAGAAACTAATATACCAAAAAAATATTTATCTGGTTTGAAGGGTAGCAGAAAAAGAAAAAGGGCTAGTTTATTAAAACAAGTTAGCTCATTATATAAATCTGGTGCAAAGATACCTTTATCATTATTAAGAAGCAGAACGAGGGCATAATGGCTAGTAAATTTAGAAAACCTTTATCTGCACAAGTTTTAAAAACTTTAAAAACCAAAGCAAAAAAATCAAAATTATTTACTTTAACAGACCTCAAAGCTTCTTTTAGAAGGGGACAAGGGGCGTTTTTATCTGGGGGTAGTAGAAGGGGCATTGGCATGAATCAATGGGCTATGGCAAGAGTAAACAAGCTTATAAGCCGTGGTAGGTCTGGAACATTTGATAAAGATATTATCAAGAGAGCAAGTGCAAGGAAAAGAAAGAGAAAATAATGTCAGCACCTAGTTTATCTTTATTAAAAGAAAAAATTAGAAAAAAAAAGAAATTAGGATTTACAGAAAGAGCCAGTGCAGTAGCAAGAGGTTTATTACCCAGGAAGTCTGGCAAATTCAAAGGGAAAAAAGTGAAGAGTAAAAAATATGGTGGAAGAGCATGAAAAAATTAAATTATGTTACAAGTGCAAGATTGCATTAAAAAAAACAGAGTTAAAAGATGTTTATAAATGTCCAGGTTGTGGCATGATTACAAATGAAAGATTAGATGATAGATAATGGCAAAGTATAGAGGAAGAGCAGTAAAGTTAAATAAACCTTTTAGAACTCCAGGTGAATCAAAAAAGTTTGCTGTTTATGTAAGAGATAGAAAAACAGATAATGTTAAAAAAGTAAGATTTGGCGACCCAAATATGAAAATAAAAAAAAGTATTCCTGCAAGACAAAAATCATTCTTGGCAAGAATGGGTGGTGTTCTAAAGCAAGTAAAAGGGCAAAAATCTTTATCTCCTGCTTTCTGGTCAATCAAGGCTTGGAAAAAAGACTTTCCTTTATAATGTCAAAAATTTTAGATAAATTAGCAGATCAACATGAACAGCGTATAATCAATGTTTTATATACGCTTGAAAGAGATATTATAAAAGAAGTTACAAGAGCAACAAAAGGTGAATTAGTATCACAAAGAATAGCGATACAATTACAACCCAGACTTAGAGCAGTTATTCAATCAACATTCCTGGAGGAAGCTGATTTAATTATCAATGAAGAATATAATAAAATAGCTAAAGAGGTATTAGATAATTTTGGCGAAATGCCTATTCCAAATAAATTTAAAAATTTAACAGAGGTTGATTTGCAAACTATAAATGCTTTGAAATATCAATCATTTAGCGGATTTGAAGATATTGCAGAAAGATTTTTAAAAGTAATAAATGATGAAGTTTACCAAAGCACCATAGCTGGGCGACCTTTTGATGATATGGTTGCAAATATAAGGGGGCATATTAATGGAGTTTATCAAAGCAGTAATCTTGCAGAAATAAATGAATTAGTTGATTTTATAAATGAAAATAAATTTAACCAGGCATTGAAAAGTGAAGTTGAAGAAGCGGTCAGAAAATTACATACTCAATATGCTTCTGATAGGGCAGGGAATAATTTAAGAAGATATGCAAGTCAGATAGCACACGATTCTGTTATGCAGTTTCATGGTCAATTTACTGTCGCAAAAGCAAAGGCATCTGGATTGAATCATTTTAGGTATACTGGAACACTTGTAAGGGATAGTAGACCTTTTTGTAGAAATATGCTAAATAAAACATTAACGGAGAAAGAAATTAGAAATATTTGGAATAATCAAGGTTGGGGCGGTAAATCACCAGGCGACCCATTTATTGTAAGAGGTGGTTACAGATGCAGACATACTTGGATACCAACAGACCCTAATTGGGATATTTAAGGAGCAAAAAATGGCAGAAGATAATCAAGAGCAAGTAACAGAAGAAGTAAAAGAAGAACCCAAAATAGAAACACCAGAAGTTGCTAAAGAAAAGGTTTATACAGAAGCACAAGTTGGTGAAATTATAGAAAATAGGATTGCAAGGGAAAGAAGCAATCTTAATAAAAGACTAGGGGTCAATGATATTGATATTGCTGTAAATGCAGTAAAAACTCAAAAAGAATTAGAAGAAAAGCAAAAAATACAAAAGGGTGAGTTTGAAGAAATTTTAAAAACAAGAACTCAACAATTCAATAAAGAAAAAGAAGATTTAGAAAATCAATTAAAAGATATTAAAATAAATAAATCTTTATTAACATCTGCTTCAAAGCATAGAG